GAAAAATATAAAAATAATAAAGATGTTGTGAATGCCGATATAAGAATATTATTTAATAACTTTGGTGATGAAAATCAATTTAATAATCTTGATGAATTATTTGGCATTACAAATAATAATACAAATCAAAATATTACTAATATACGTAATTTTATAGAAAAAGTTGCATCAAAATCTTTATATTTTCGAACACATTATAATTTAATAAAATTTGATTATCTTAGAATAAAAGAATTATATAAAAATACTCCAAATGTAAATTATGATATCGTAACAGTGAAAATATTAAATAAGATAAATCTAATATATCCTTTTTCAATAGATGATGATGTTACAACTGTACCAGTAGAAAATCAATGGGAAACATTTTATTCTGGATTGATGGAAATGTATATTATTTCTTTAATAGAAGATAATGATAATCCATATATATTACTATATTTGGGAGCTGCACATTGTGTAATAATATATAAAGTTTTGGTGAAATATTATGGTTTTCAAATCAAACGCAAGGTGAAAAAGTTGAATGTAGAAAATAAAGATTTTATGCTATTTACTGATTTTGATGTTATGAATAAAATGTGTATTGATTATACCATTATGTAAATAATCTATTAAAATTTAGGTAAATAATTAGTAAATGGCTGAACCACAGAATGAAATAATGATATAGTAAATGCAACTATTAAAGCACGACCTATTAAGCTTTGTTCAAAATTATCGAAACTTAAGATTTGAACAGATGAATTTACCAGAAGCATAGATACAACTGTAACAGTGAATAACTTAAAAAAATCATGTTTCATTCCTGAATTATTTAAATAACTATTAAAGGTAGAAATTTCACCAGGCGAAGCTGTACGATTTTTATTAATTGTTTTGCTATTGGCATTGTACATCATTAAAGCTGCGAATAGAAGAAAAAATATAGTTTTTGTTTCCATTATATATTATGGTTAGATATTTAATTCATTGACAAATTGCAAACGTTCATCGTCAGTCAAACATACAGTGAATTCTTCTACATCATAATGTATTGACAAGTTTAATGAAAAATCATTAGTTAAATTATTATAATATAATATATCACCGCCATTTACTGCATGTATAATAAAACTTACATGTTTGTTTTCAGACATGTCTTTTATAAACTGTCTGAAACATTTAAAGCTAAATCGTTCACTTTCTTCTGTTAATAGTCCATATCCTTCACCAATTCCACTATATTCTGGATATAGTGTCTTTTTAAAATGAATACCATCTCTACCATCAATATGTAAAATAATGGTATCGCAATAGTGGTCACTACAAGAATAATATACAATGAATCGTCCATTATAAATTCTTATATTATATTGCATAAGAATTGTTTTCGTTAATCGTCGGTCAAACATATAGTAAATTTCGTGTTATTGAAAGTTGAAGATGAATTTAATGTAAATTCATTAATTAGACTATCGTAATATATTATATCTTTGCTATTCCATCCATGCATGATAAAGCTTAATGGTTGATTTTCCATCAGGGTATAAAAAGAATCGTGAATCAAATTCATTATGTAAATATGTTAAATGTGTGTATCGCTTATTTGATTTTTGAAGATGCCATCGTTTTGTAATAATAATTTGGTCGTTTTGACGAATAACTACATCTATTACATCGTTATTATAGTTATCATATTATAAAACATGTTGAAGTTGTGAATGCCAAGAATTATCCATTATAAATTCTTATGTTATACTACATAAGAATTTATTCTTTTGGTGTTTTATTTATTTCATAATGCTGATTATTTTACTTAGTTCTTCAGCAAATTGTTTGCGCTCAAATTCTGACAACGACACTGAAAATGTCATATTATCACAATATGAAGCTAAATCCAATATAAATTCACCACTATAATCATCGAATTTAATAATATCATTTCCATTCCATGCATGTATAATAAATTTTGATGTTTTATTTTTTTTCATAGAGTTTATAAATTGTTCAAATAATTGAGAATCGAATTTATCAACTTGATCTGTTAAATGTGTATAATGGTTATCATTTTTTGAAGATAGAAACGTTTTGTAATAATAATGTTATCGTGTAAATAAATATCTATATCTATTGCATCGTTATTATAATTATCGTATGCTAAAACATGATTAAGTTGTAAATACCAAGATTCGCTCATTATAAATTATTATATATTAGTTTCTTATTTCATAAATTTATTCATTTTCACTTGACAAATTACATCGTATAAATCGGTTGATTTTATTTAATTCTGTAGTAAATTGTTTTCGTTTATTTTCATCCATGATAGTATTTACGGTTGTAACCAAACTATTATTACATGTTTTAAATGTAAATATTTCTGTATCGTTGCAATAATATATTGCTTCATTTGGTTCTAGAGTAAATTGAAAAGAACAAGATTTATCATTATTAAGAGAATCACAAAATGCTTCCATTTCTGTTTCATCGTGTAATGATCGATTACACGATGCAATATTATTTGAAAAATTATAATAAAAACATTTTGTCATAATAATTTCATCGCCCACAAGCATCTCTAATGTGAGAAAATCAGCTTGTGTTTTAACTTGAAGCCAGTAGTTTAGCATATTATTCTTTATTCTTTACATATCTTTATCTGCGTTTTATATATCTTTATCTACGTTTTAACGTAGGAATATCAATAGTCATATCTATTAAATATGTATTAGCATTTAATTTGGTAGGAATATTATTTACTTTACTAATTTTTCCTATTGGATATTCAAATTCAATATCATATGCTATTCCCGATTTGGGATTGTACCAATATTCTGATTCTTCACTCATTTCATCATTTTGTAAAATGATTTTGGCTTTGATTTTATATACCTTGATAGATGAAAGAATACTATTTACAGAATTCAATCCATTGTTAATTTTCTTATCATAGTATACATCTTGTTTATATGATGGTCCCACTAATTTATCAAAATATACTTTATCATTAAATTTAAAACATGTGTATTTTTGTTGATCCATATTATGTGCTTTAAATAATTCACAATCCATTGCTGCTTCTTTAATTGATAATAAAAAGGTATCTAACATTTGTTCTTTAGCATAAGCTAATTTAAATATTTTTTCATCAGTAGTTTTCTTTGTATTATTGCGTCTTACAGCATGATACCTAAATATATCTACATGACGTTCTTCCATTGGTAAATCAGCATGTGAACACATACGCAAACCTCTACCTAAAAGTTGTGTGATTCTCACTTCATTCCAATATGGTTCTATAACATGAATTTGTCTAATATTACGCAAACTAATACCTTCGGAACCGGCTGGTGAAATTAAAATAAATTTAATATCAGAACCCAATTTATTTGTTATAGAATTAAATACTGATAAATTTTCACGTTTTTCATCACGTCTAATATCACCATGAAACTCAGTGTATCTAAAATTATCATTACTCGATTTGTCTCTATAGTTTTTATATCCAAATATATTAAGATAGATTTTAAATACTTCTAATCCTTCCATTTTTACAAAATTTGAAAATACTAGGATTGGTCCTTTAGATCGCATTGCATAAAATATTATTGCAACAAATTTACATGATGATTCATACATTGCTTCAAGTAGTTTAGATTTATCTTTGTGACCTGACCAAAACTCTTGAAATTTATATTTATATTTATCCTTAAATATTTCTATATCTTTTGCCAAAGTTTTATCAGATTTTTCAGATGATAATCTTTTAAAATAATCTTTAGCTGATGCGATATGAGAATTTACAGCACGAATATACATTGTGGCATTCTTTTGAACAGTTGCTATATCTATATCTTTTTTTGATTTAACCAGAGAATTCATTTTTCCTTCAATAATCTTTTCAGCTTCTCGTTCTGATAATCTAAATTTATTTGGTCGAGGCCTATTTTCGCCATTTAATGCACCAACAATTGGAAACGCAAAATTGGATGACTGTCTAGTATATGTTTTATATACTGTTGTGCCCGTTGATTGACGTTCCATTTGTTCTTCAGTATATTCAAAGTGAGAGTATACTTGTTCTTGGTAATCACCCATTTCTATAGCCTTAATATGTATTTTTCTAGAAGCAAATTCTTGGGGATCTGCACCAATATAATATGATACTAAACCTAATATTCTTCGTTGAAACATATTTTTTGATTTAGGATTTAATATTTCTAAATTATTATCATCTTTTGAAATGTATAATTCTTTAAATTTTGATTCTGTTTTAGGAAATAAATCAGGACTCAATAGATTAAATATAATAGCTAATTCATAAGGTTCATTTACAGCTGGTGTACCTGTCAAAAGCAATACTCTTGTATTATGATTATCTTTTTTCTCTTGAATAATATAATCATAAATTGTTATAGCACGTTTTCCCGATTTAGAAATCATATTAGAATATACATTCTTAATAAAATTATGTGCTTCATCAAATATATAGATATTTTGTTTAGTGGTATCTGATTCTTTTATAGCTGTTAAAAATTGTTTATCAGCATTAGGTGCATCATAATGAATAAATTTTATATTACTCATTCTTTCATTATATTCATCCTTTGGTAAAAACTTTTTTAAATCTGTTAACCAAGGATTATCATGTAAAGATGCTTTGATAAGAACAAATACATTCCATAATGGATTATAATTGTATAAAATATTATATACGTTAATAGCTGCTGCAGTTTTACCAGACCCTAAGCCATGATATATTAAAGCATTTTTTTGCAAACTTTTATATGACAATACTGATCCTAAAAAAGCTTGATATTTTCTTAATTCTATTATTGTAGATTCGCCAGTTTTTTTGCATGGATCATAATCTATTCCACGTTTAAAAGGAGGCAATTTATACTTTCTCATATTGTGCATGATCCACAGTGGAAACAATCTACCATTTGCTTTTAGATCAATATAACTTTGTATTTCACTCATTATAAAAAGTATAGATATTTTTACACAATGATATTGAACAATTAATGATCAATTAATTAATCGATAATTAATTAATTAATTGAAACGATATACTAACGAATATAAGATATCTAATAGAAAAATATGATGTGATTGTTTGTGATTGTAGAAATAAAATAATAAAAACATCAATAATGCATGTATAGGTCTGGATTTGTTCCAAAATACATTGGCAATTTGTTTTTCCGATGGTTTATGATTTATATATTGATATAAATATGTTGCTGACATTATTAATGGGATGTATCGAAATTGTTTGGATTTGTATATAGATAAATAGTAGTATATTGATAATCTAACGATTAAACATACTAACCATAATGGATGAACATTTTGCATTGTAATATAAACATATAAAAAATTGAAATAATAATTGAAAATAATAATTGTATAATATTTAATTTAATTATTATAATGAGCTTAACAGTTCGATTAAATATTCTTAGTGAAATTTTTCGTGTGAATAATTTAGATGAAGATGACATTGAATATAGTGATATATACGACTATGAAAGGGAAGGTGATGAAAGTGAACCAAGAGTTTATGCCTTGCGAAAATATACAAAAAACAATATAACAAACAGAAAATTTATAATGAATGTTATTAAATTGACATCTATTCATTCATTACAATATTTTAGACATTTATTATTTGATATTAAAAATGAAGACGATGTATTGTATATTTGTGAATTATTAAAAATTGATCCTAAAGTATTGTATAATTTACCAATTAAAATTCTTGAAAATTATACAATTGCAAATGATTTATCTTGTTATTATGGCGGTATTTTAGAATTTCTATTCAAATTTAGAAAAAATGAGAATATTGTAAAAAATTGTTATAAAAATCATATCAGTTGTTTAAATTATGCACACGATGTATTATTAGATAATGAAGATTTTATGTTAGAAGCATGTATATATAATATAAAAGCTTTAGAATATATAACGCCTCGTTTAACAAAAAATGAATTATTTTTTGAAAAATTAATCGAAAAATGTCCTAAACAAATTGATGAAATATTACATTATTGTTCAGAGGAAATATGCGAAAAATATATTGAAAAATCAAGCCAATCATTGAAAAGTATTGATTTTTACAGATTATTTCGAGGTAAACAAGAGATGCATCGTGATGTTCCAATACATATAAATATTAAAAATAAAATTCGAAGAAAAATATATGATCAAAAGATGAAATATAATCATCAATTGGATTATGTAAATGAAAGTTATTTGATATACAATTATTATTAAAATATATCTCTAACACATATATAATGTTTCATGTAAAATATAAAAATAAATATGTACAACTTAAAAATCAATTTGGTGGTGTTAATAGTATATCAATAGATAAGAATATATTTTATATAAATCAAGAATATTACATAGCAGATAATGTTGGTGAAAATACTGATAAATTACCCCAATTGAGTATTTTTACAGATGCGAAAATCAATTTGACCAGTGGTTTTTCGCCATTATATACCGACTATCATTTTGATTTTAAATTGTTCAAAACTAACTATTATGATGTTAGAAAAGCATCCATTTATTTATTAACAATTAGGAGAATAATTATTTAAGTATAAATAGGCATAATGTATAAATGACAACCATTGAAACTATTGAAATTGAACCAAAAAGTGATAATGAAATACGACTCGCAATATATGTTGATGTAATAATAGAATCACGTAATCATGAAATTAATTCTATAACTGAACAAAAATTTAAAAAGTTTAAACAAGATCAATCTTAATTAAATCTTCTATTTCTAATGGTTCAACGAAAGATTTCCTAAATTTATATAATGCTATTTTTGGTACATGAGAACCACCTTCGAGTTCACGTTGTCTTATTCGTTCAATAGCTATATCTATTTCCATATTTAACCAAACACATCGTATAGGTCTATTATATTCTCTAGCAAAATCAATATACATTTGTCTTCTTTCTAAAGTACCATTAGTAGCATCAAATACTAAAGAATATTCATTAACATATTCTTTAGCTTTTTTAATCATTTTAGCAGGTGTTTTACATTCGTCGCCAGAAATGATAACATAATTTGGAAATGAATCACGACATAGCGTGCTTTTACCAGATCCTTGATATCCAACCATAATTACTATTTCAAGATAATTTGTTTCGGGAATATTTTGAAAAGTTTTTAATTCATTTATAGGAAATATTTCTTCAGGAGTTTTAAATGGAATATTTGATAAAATGGAAAATTCTTTATCAACATCTGCCCAATCACCTGTTCGACCTGCTGCATCACCAACCATAATACTTGATCTTTTACGATATGGAAAAGTGATCATTTGATTGAATAATTGTGGATTAGGTTTATTAGTTGATTTATTTCTTGATACAATCAATATGATGTTCAAGTTGAGTAAATCAATAATACCTTCAATCATATCAACTTTCCAATCCTTACTTTGATCCGTTAAGAAAACCAATTGATAATCGTTAATATAATAGTGTAATAATATTTCTGGTACAGATTCGCGTAACCACATCCAATCATATTTATCTTTTGGAAATGGTCGACCATTTTTTGGCTTGATAATTGTCCAATCTACATCAAAAATAGCTAATTTAGTCATTATAGTATATTTAATAATTGATTTGTATGTATATAAATCAATTATTTGGATAAATTAATCATCCCTCAATTCGATTATTCGCCTGGGATTTGACATTACTATTTTGCTCGATATGTAATCTTTTGGTACTAAGTTTGTTTCTATGTATTGTCCTAAATTTATTATTACATTATTGTTTGTACTAAATGTTATTACATTATCTCTTTCATTTATATATTGATAATATTTCATGTCTAGTTCTTCATGTGATGCTTTTTGCGAATTATTTGATAATCCTGCTCTACCATTAATGAGTGAATTTATATCTCTTAGAGATCCATGACGATTTTTATCAGGTAATACACAAAATGATCTATCTACATTCAATTGATAATTATCACCTACATCATCATATAATACACATATATATGCAACTAGTAACATTTTTTCTGTTTCAGTACTATTTATTTCAATGTTATGAAACGTTTCACCATAATTACGTGATCCAGTATGTATAAGATTATTTGATGAATTTGTAGGATCATATGAAAAGTAAGGGCCAGAATTGCGACCATATGTACTCGATCCTATATTTAAATGTCCAACACTAGCATTTAATGATGCTTTAACTTGAAAGAATATTGGAAATTCATTCATATCATGATCTTCTGATATACAAATGTAATCGACAGTTGGCATGTTTTTTCTAACATACGAATGTAATGTTTTATTTTTACAATATGGACATATCATATTTTCACTTAACCAATTTTCAATAGTAAAGCCAGCTTTAGATCGTGAAATATTTTCTAAATATGCCTTTTCTTCGATATCAGTAGTGACCATTTTCTTTATAAAAGCTTGTCTCAATAATTTAGTTTCAGCTGTTCTCAATTGATCACCATTAAATTCAAAATCAAATAATATATCAGTTAATAAATTATCATTAGTAATATAAATTGGATTGACATCATTTTTACGTAATTCTCTAGTTATTGGAATAATGCTTGATGGATTAGTTCTTGATTTTTTAATTTGATTTTCTATTTCACGTTCATCACCTAATTTTATGGCTATTGTTTGAACTATATCTTTATCTTTTGTCTTTTTTATAGGTGCACCAATACCTGATTTTCCCATTATAATTGTAGGCTTTCTTGTTTTACGAGGTGTTAAATCAGATTGTCTAACCTTATATTCTAAATAATCATTTTTATGAGTATATATTTTATTAGAAACCATATAAATGAATTTAAAATTTGTCTCATCCAATGCTTTTGTACCAAGATATTTAAATATTTCCATACATCGACTTGGATGAAATACATCACGTATATCAATAGTTTGTCTTGGCGTATCAACAATTGTTGTACTATTCGACTTACCTTTTAAATTTAAATATTTCATTTTATAGTGTAAATAATTCATCATATTATATTGTTATTATAATATCAATAGATAAATAGATAAATAATGATTGATATAAATAAATTATGGACATGAATGTTCATCAAGATATTTTAAACATTTAACTTGATTATATTCTTGTGCCATTATTCGTGTTGTAATTGACCAATTATAACCATGTTCGTGCAAAAATTTCAAACAATCTAAATGTCCATTTCTAGCTGCATGCGCACATATCATTTCATCACGATCGTCATTATATTTATAAGCATATTTTAATAAATTTAATGAACCATAACTAGCCATTTCAACAATTTCTTCTGTATCATATGTAAAACCTAAGGAAATAAAATATTTAAAATATTCAAGATCATTACATTGAATTATTTTAACATTAATTATTGTGGATATATTGTATTGTTCATGTAAATAATCAGCTGTCAGCGCTCCAAATGGTGCATATTTATTAAGTACAAATTTAACACATTTAGCATATTTCGAACAAACTATCTCTTCATAATATGGATGCATTTGTTCTTGGCTATTACAAATATATTTCAAACATCCAAATTGACCATTATTCACAGCTATTTCAATTCCATAATTAGACCACATACAACCATGTTCGTACAAGAATTTCAAACAATAGTATTTACCATGTCTTATAGCTACATCTGCAAATGTTTCACTCATTACAAAACCATATTCAAACATGCATTTTAACATATTTAATTTATCATTTTGTATAGCAATAATTATACAATTATCGGTTATTTCACAACCATTATCAATAACATATTTCAAACAATCTATATGTTCGGTATGTGCAATCACATTTATTATATTATTAGGAAATTGTATACCATGTTCATAACCATATTTCAAACAATTTAAATGTCCATATTCTGCTGCATTTATTAGAGCTGTATGAGTCCATGGTGAATCTTGTTCATGTAAAAATTTCAAACAATCTATATGTCCTCTTTCAGCAGCTATTTGAATATATGTTACGCTTTTTGTGTAATAATCCAAAGCATATTTCAAACATTCCAAATGATTATATTTTATTAGTGTTTCGCATATATTTACATTGGCGAATAACTTATTATCAATACAAAATTTTAAACATTCGAAATGTCCTTTCTCACAAATAATATCAGGTGATATTTCTTTAGAAATGTAGTTGTGTTTGTATATTATTTGAAGTCTTGTACTAATATTACTATCAAAGAATAAATATTTTACAAATTTTATATAACCTTCGTTGAGAATATCTTCAAATGCCAAATTAGTAATATCTTCATTTACACAAGCATATTCTAACCATCTCATTGAATCATATTTACAAATATTTACACCTGTGAAGAATTTCTTATCACTTAAAAATTCTGGCCATTTATAATTTTCTTTATGTCGCTCATTCAATACATATAATTCTTGTGTTAATAAATTGTGTTCCAAAATAAAATCAATTGTATTTTCGATCATTAAAAAATCACACAATGATAAAATATCATTTATATTCTTAGGATTGAAATTTCTTGTATTAAAATCATGTAATAATTCTTCAGATATAATGTATGGAACAAATAACGATTTCGTTTCATCACTTGAATCGTTATTTTCATTCAAAGTATTGTAAAATTGACTTTTAACATTTTCTAAATTAAGCTCACCAATAAACATTAATAGATAATATCATATCATCTATTAATAAATTATTCAATTTTTTATCCAATAGGTGAAAAAATAAATGGAAAAATTACATATTAAACTAAATTATCATGTCTAATAGAAGAATCAAATCAATAGACGATATTTGTGTTGAAGATTATTATTCTATATTTACACAAAGTGAATGTGTAAATCGTTTCAATGGAATTATATGTGAAGAATGCGATGGAAAATCTAAACAATGTCATTTTGGTAAATTATTTCAAACAATGAATAAACAAAATGAATTAATTTATGACGGAAATAAATTTCAATTATCTGATTTTCCATTTATATCAACAGATCAAATTAACGGTATTGTTGGTAAGCATGGAATGGGAAAGACAATATTATTAAATATATTAGGAAATAAAATAAAACCAAAACAAGAATATTTGCATAATAATCCATTGTATCGATCATATGTAAAAATGCTTAAAATATTTAAACCTAAAATTGTATTCAAAGAACAAGAATTAAAATCATTCAAATCATGTAAATTGGTAATAAATTATATTCTTAAGAAAAAAATCAGTAAAACAACATTAGTGCATTATGATAATCTTGATATAATTGAACTGTTACATAAAGAATTAAATACTTTGAATAAAAATGAAATACAATTATTAAGAGTATGGTGTGCTTGTGTTACTGATGGTGATATTTATATCTTTGATGAACCGTTTAATTATTTAGATATAAGTCAAAAAATCAAAGTAGCCATATCTATTAAACGGTTATTCGATCAAGGGAAAGTTATTATATTATCAGACAATGATATGGTTTTTATGGATTATATATGTGATAATTTAATTGTTATCAATGGAAAAAGTAATTCATATGGAATAATTTCCAATACAGAATCATTAAAAAAAATCAAAGATAATTTTTTACCACAAATACATAATAATTTATCAGAAACATGTTCTGTACCAAATAAAAATAAAATATTATTTTACCCTGAGACAACAACTAGTGATATAATCATTAAATCAGGAATATTCAATTTGAATGGATCAATTAACATATTAGTGGGTCCAACACAAAGTGGCAAAACTTTCTTTCTATATTGGTTAAAAACATTTCAAAATTATTCATTTAGTGTAAAAGATGAAAATCTCAAATGTCCATGGTTCACTGGTAACACTGTATTAGATTTATTAAGAAAAAAATTAGGTTCTAGAACATCATCAATGCCATTTGTTAATAATGTAATAAAACCATTGAATATTAGAAAACTATTTAATGTACGATTAGTAGATTTATCTATAGAAGAAAAACATTTGATAGAAATTATTATTTGTTTAGGAATGAGAGCTGATATATATTTGATTGATGGTATTTCACAACATTTAGATTATAAAACTAGAGTATTGGTTGCTTCAGTTATTAGAGATTATATTATAAAACGAAAGAAAATAGCATTTATTATTGATAATGATTTTATGGTATTAAGTACAGTGACAAAACAAATAGAATCATCAATAATTATGACTGAAATTGATAATAGCGCCATAGTGATATCATCTCCATCAGCTGTGAAAAAAACTATGAAACGATTATTTAATATGGAATATTGCAATAGTAATTGTGAACGACCATTTATTAAATAAAAATTGATATTTAATCTATTATGAACATATAGATTAAAAATATATAATATGTCTAATTTAGATAGTAAAATAGAATTTGTTAAATTAGATGATGAAAATAATGATTTTGGTGTTCAAAAATATTTCATGAAATATGTTCAATCGAATAATAATAATGAAAAATCTTGTTGGAAAAATTCTTCAATAATAGAAACTTTTTCAATATCAAATGAAAATTTAATTAATTTAATAAATTATCAAATTAAAATTGAAAAATAAATTTATTATTACTTTATTTATTATATTTATTAATATGACAGATTTTACTACTAAAGAAATGATTATTGGTACTTCTTCTATTGTTGTTATGTCAGGATTAGGTATTATGGCTACACGATTTCATGTGTGTAAACCAGAGCAAATTATGGTTAGAACTGGTATGGGAATCAAAAACTTAAAAATCTCTAAGAAAGGTTTCCAATGGCCGTTTCAAAATGTGTCTATGATTAGTATGACTCCTACAACACATGTATATGATTTACACAATATGAGTAAAGAAAGAGTGGAATTTAATTTACCCATTGTATTTACCACGGCACCAGAGCATCCTGATTATGATTATGATTCGTTTGTTCGTTATGCATTAACATTAAATGATATGTCTGAAGATGAATTTAAGAATACTTTAGCAGGTATTATTGAGGGCGAAGTAAGAATTCATACAGCTACTTTAACCATTGATGAAATGTTTTCCAATAAAGAACAATTTCAAAGCAAAGTTACTGAAAAGATTAGTACAGATTTAGCCAAACTTGGTGTGAGAATTATTAATGCTAATATTAGAGAAATGAGTGATTATGACGAGAAAAATAAATTCTTTGAATATAGAAGACAACGTGCTGTAGAAACTGCTAATTTTGAAGCACAAAGAGATGTAGCACATGCACAAAAAGAAGGAGAAATTGGTATTAAAACTCATGAAACTGAACGTCGAATTACTATTGCTAAATTGGATAATGAAGCAGTAGTACAAGAAAATATTAGACAAGGTGAAATTGCTAAATCTAAGGCTGTGTTATCAGAAATTGAAGCAGAATCTCGAAAGAGAATTGAAATTGCAGATATTGTTTCAACTGTTGCTGCTAGGGAAGAGAAGGCAAAGTTAGAACAAGCATTATTCGTAAATTTACAAGCTCAACAATTGGAAGAACAGAGATCTCAAAATTTGATTCAAATTAAGGTTAATGCTGAATCTACTGTTATTGAATCTGAAGGTAAAGCGAAATCAATTATAATTGAATCTGATGCAGAATTATACAAAGAACAACAACGAGCTAAAGGAATTGAACAAATTTTACAAGCTCAAGCTAATGGTCTAGGTATGTTATATAAATCATGTGGCAACGATGGATCACTATTACAATTCTATATGGCATTAGATAAACAATTATATCCTCAATTAGCTCAAAGTGGTGCTGATGCTGTAAAAGGTATGAATCCAAAAATTAATATTTGGAATACTGGTGATACAAAAGCAAATCCAATGAATGATATTATTGGTAATGTTCAAAAATTGAGTCCATTGTTATTTAGTTTGCAAGATCAAGGAAAAGTTACAATGCCAGATTGGATGCCAAAAGTTGACGTGAAAGATGAGAAATAATTGGATTAAAATTATGTATTATTTTATAAAAAATATATCATTAAATGGTGATTATCATTGAGTAAAGAACATAAAGTAATGTGTCAAGGAAAAAATGGTTCAATCAAAAAACCTTGTGAATAATGAT